TGCGTCTGTGTAGAATTTTGGATCTCCAAAAGTCTCTGTTAATTCTCTCTGAGACGAGATCAAATAAGCAGTGTTGGCGTTTGCAGTCTGTGTTCCTACAGCAGTGCCGTCTCCTGCGCCATTTGACTTGTCCTGTGATGATGCTACTATGAATAGTGGTGTTGTACCCGCATCTGATGGTACGTAGAAACTTTCGTTTATTACTGAAACCTCTACTCCTGGTGATGTTAATGCCATTTTTCGTATTCTCCTTGCAAGTTACGTATATACTAGAGTTATTTATTCAATCATACGGTTTTGTTGACATAATTTACCGTTTTCTTGGTGCCTATATAGGTGACGTAAATACACACATGCAGTACAAAGATAGACCGTTGTGTACGGAGTGTAAGAACAAGCCCAGAGCATATGCCTACAAGAGATATGGCAGGGTGTATTGGCGTAGCCAGTGTGACACCTGTATCAGGAAAAAAGCCGGCAAGCGAGTGGGAGGTGTTACTGCATTGCAAAGGTCAGGATATAAGAAGAAAAACAAGTGTGAATTGTGCGGATTCAAAGCACAGGATAAATCTCAACTAGATGTGTTTTTTGTGGACGGAAATTTGAGGAATACTGTTGTGACTAATCTAAAAACTGTTTGCGCCAATTGCCAACGGTTGGATAATATCCGTAGATTGGGATGGCGTGTTGGTGATCTTGTCGCTGACGATTAGGTCGTCTATTTTCGCATATAATTCTTCTTTTGTGCCATTGTTCTCAATGACAAAGTCAAACTCTTCTTTTGCCCATGCATATTCTGAACTGTGTATGCCTTTGGGTTCTATGTTTCCTTCAACATAACTTGTAAACCAATCCGGATCTTTAAATCTTTTTACTAGTAAAATTACTCCACCTTGCTCTCTGATCTGTTTCACTTCGTTGGGAAATCTTGTGTCTGCTATTACTGTGTCTTGTCCTTTATATCTACCAATGCAACTGTCCACCCAGATGCCGTCGTACATCTGACCACGCATCACTTCCGTGCCAAAGTATTGTAAAACCCATCTCGGAGTAGTTGGCTTGCCAAATTTCTTGCTCCAGAATTCGTCTGGTTGTTCTCTCCATTGTCTGCTGGATTCTGTGTCTCCTTCTAACAGAGCTCTGTCCCAGTTGAACATGGATGCCACGGCATCTTTTAGACTTTTTGCGAAACTATCTTTTTGATATCCGTGTTTTTCTACAAGTCTGTCCGCAACTGTTCCTTTACCAGAACTTATTAAACCTACTATACCTATTAACATAGGTTTATTATACTATTTTTTTAGACGTTTTTCAATCTCTTTGATTGCTTTTCTCACAGATCTCAATATAGATGATCTCAGAGTTTTCTTGCGTTCTTTCAATGCTTTTATGCTCATTGTTTCCAAATCCTCTACCAACTTTTCCAATTGGTCCAGTGATAGGTCAGAATAATTTTTGTGGTGAGAGTCTTTCATTGCAGGGTATTTAAATAAAGTTTGGCGTCAATTAACCAATAACAAAACTGTGTGGAGTTCCACCTTCTTGGTAGTTTCCTATGTCTGCTTCTAATCTTTCGATCTCTGCCTGGCCTTCGTTCTTTAATGCATCACCGTTCAGCGTCGTACCACCTTGTGGTCCTGCGATGGTGTTGAACTTGCCTCTCGCTTCACCTAACATTATTTTAGACACAGCGAGCGTGTAGTCTCTGATCCATGGTTTAGAGTATATGTCTTTAAACAGTGTGATGTCAGGTCTGAAGTTGTCTGTGTGCATTAAAATAGTTTCGTCGTCTGCTCTGGGCTTCTGAGTTATTGTCAACTTTTTTGTGGCCACATCAAAATGGAACTGTATGAAACTTCCAAACATCTTTCCTATCATTTCTTGGTATGAAGCGAATGCAAAGTACGTGGCTAATCCGCCTGTTGCACCTGCTCTTAAAAGATATGTGTTTGTGTATGCTAGGTTGAAAGGTTCGAACAATGTTCCACCTTCGCCACCTTCGGTTCTCGATCCAACGGATCTTCTATTTAGATTTCGTACATTTATGATCTCATCTGGTAGTATGTAAGTGTTCTGATTCTTTTTTAGTTCTAGGAACGCATAAGATTCTTCAACGGCATTTGAAGATCTCTGTCTAAATTTATTAATGGCTCTTTCCAGTGCCGTTTGATAGTGTTTTGGGTCTAATTCCACGTCAATCATCCCATCACCGAGATTGTTCTTAACGTAATCGAAAATTTCCTGTTGTCCTGTTTGTAGTTCTGACATACCTATATTTATAGTCATTGCCTGTGCAATAAATATGTATGATATGCCAAGATTATCCATTTTTAAGCCTGAAAAGGGCAATGACTACAAGTTCTTCGATCGTAACATCAAAGAGATGTTTCAAGTGGGTGGGACTGATCTACACCTGCACAAATACCTAGGACCTTACGATCAGGGAGACACAAACAAGGACGGGGAGGCATCACCTACACAACCTCAGTACTCAGGTGACAGTTTGAACGAGAGAACTATACAAGATTTATTATTTCTAGAGAACAGAGATAGAAAATATTCAGATGATGTTTATGTCGTCAGGGGAATTTACAATGTGCAAGATGCAGATTTTAATCTGTCACAGTTTGGTATGTTCTTACAGAATGACACATTGTTTCTAACTGTTCATTTGAACGATATCGTGGAAAGGATTGGCAGAAAACCAATGAGTGGTGATGTGATAGAATTCCCGCACATGAAGGAAGATTATTCACTAGACGAGAGTGTGCCAATTGCACTGAAAAGATACTACGTTGTAGAAGATGTAAACAGAGCGGCAGAAGGATTCAGTCAAACATGGTGGCCACATCTATTAAGATTGAAAATGAAAACTCTAGTAGATTCACAAGAATTTAAAGATGTAATAGGAGACGCAACTACGACAGGATCAGTTGCAAGTTACATGAGCACATACAACAGAGAAAAAACTATTAACGATCAGATTGTAGCACAGGCAGAATCTGATGCTCCAAAGGCAGGATTTAATTATAAACAATATTATGTTGCGCCGATAGATGAAAGAGGAAACATCAGGACAGAAAATGTTAACACGGAAGACCAAAGAGCAAGTAGCGATACCACAGTGAATGCGACTATAGACACACCGGCAAGTTCGCACTATGGCTTCTACCTAGACGGCGATGGTGTTGCACCTAACGGAAATCCTGCAGGTTTTGGAATAACATTCCCAACATCGGGTGTAGATAAAGGTGATTACTTCTTGAGAACAGATTTTTTACCTAACAGATTGTTCCGTTATGACGGAGTCAGATGGGTCAAAATTGAAGACAGTGTGAGAATAACTACAACGAACAATGATTCAAGAGGAAACTACAAAACAAGTTTTGTTAACAATGCTACAGAATCAACAATAAACGGATTAACAGTGAAACAGAGACAGTCATTGACAGATGCATTAAAACCAAAGGCTGACAATTAAGAATGCTACACTTTTACGAAGGACAGGTTAGGAAATTTCTCACTCAATTCATTAGAATATTGAGCAACTTTTCTGTGGAAACAGGCAGAGGCAGTGACGGTGCAGTAAACCTGAGAGCAGTGCCTGTGGTATACGGAGATCCAACTAGGCAGGTCGCAAACATCATCAGGAATAATTCAGAGAATGCACTACAGTACGCACCGAGGATCGCCGCTTATGTCAGGGAGTTGAACTACGACAGAGAAAGGATGCAGAATCCTTATCACATAGAGAAACAGCATTTACGAGAAAGAGGCATAGACTCAGACGGAAATTACACAAACGAAATGGGTGCAGGATATACTGTTGAGAAGGTGATGCCGTCTCCTTTTAGGATGGAGGTGTCAGCGGACATTTGGACAACAAACACAGATCAGAAACTACAGATTATGGAACAGATATTGTATCTGTTTAACCCAGACTTCGAGATACAGAAAACAGACAACTACATCGATTGGACCAGTTTAAGTTATGTCGAGCTCACGGGTACTA